CGCCGCCATGCGCGCCGACCGCAAGCAGCGCAAGGCCGGCGGCAGGGCCACCTCGCTGGTGACCGACATGATCAACCGCAACGTCAAGAAGGCGAACAAGTACCGCGAGGGCGGCGACGCCCACGTCGGCGGCTACAAGAGCGGCGGCGACGTCGAGCAGGACAAGACGCTGGTCAAGAAGGCATTCCGCCAGCATGACGAACACATGCACGGCGGCAAGCACGAGGACATCAAGCTGAAGAAGGGCGGCCGCACCAAGAAGGCCGCCGGCGGCACGCCGCCTCCTGCGGACACCGCGCCCGAGCCCGAGCCCGAGCCCAAGTACGAAGACTGGCGGAAGCTCCAGACGGGTAAAGGCCCCGCGCCCGGACAGGGTGATACGACGAGCCCGCCGGGCGGCACGATGATGCCGAAGAAGGCCAAGGGCGGCGGCACCTACTTCGGCGGCACCCGCCCGACGGGCGGCCGCATGCCGAAGGCCGCAGGCGGCCGTAACACGGGAGATAGCCCGCGCCCCGCCCGCGAAATCTTCGACGAAATGTACGCGAAGAAGCGGTCCGAGGACGAGGCCGAGCTGCGCTCGCCGGAAGGCGAGACGGGACGGCAGGCGCGCAACGCGATGATGCTCGCGAAGATGCGTCAGGGCCGCAAGTCTGGCGGCCGCATGCCGAAGGCCGCCGGCGGCAAGATGGTGCCGCTCAGCAGCCGGCAGCGGGAGATCGCGGAAGACGTCAAGAACTCGACCCGGCCGGCCGATGACAGCATGAAGACGCTGAAGCGGGCGCGCGGCGGCCGTGCCAAGGGCAAGACCAACATCTCCATCACCATCAACCCGCAGCGGCCGCAGGATCAGCAGCAGCAGGCGATGATGCCGAAGATGCCGACCCCGCCGCCCATGCCGCCCCCGCCGATTGCCCCGCCGGGCATGGGTCCGGGCATGCCCCCGATGCCGATGCCGCCTCCGGGCGGCATGCCGCCGGGTCTGGGCGGGCCCCCGCCGGGAATGCCGCCGATGCCGCGCAAGCGCGGCGGCCGCGCCTACCGCTCCTACAAGGACATGGACGCAGGCGCCTTGGGCGGAATGGGTCGACTGGAGAAGGTCGAAATCGAACACGGCAAGCGCGTCGGTCGCCTGTCAGGTGGCCGCGCACGATCCTACAAGGACATGGACGCGGGCTCTCTGGGCGGCATGGGCCGCATCGAGAAGACCGCGATCCAGAAGCACAAGCGATAGTCGTCGGCCGGCGGCGGGCCGCCGCGCTGTCTCCTCACAGCGCGGCGGCCTTTTTTCTGCTTACTGGGAGGAGCCAGCATGCAAACGTACGACACTCGCCTCGGCAAGAAGTTCGCCGAATTGATCGCGGATCAGATGGCGACCATTACGCAAGCCGTGATGAATGGATCGCTGAAGAAAAAGGACTACAAGAAAGAAACCGGGCGCTTTAACGGCCTCCGCGAGGCGCTCGAAATCTATGAGGAAGCGGAGGCGACCATAAAAGGCGCAGAGAGGAGCTGAAATGCCGCAAATGGCTATGTCGCACACGACCGACCCCAAGAAAGAACTGCTTGGCAAGGTCGGCAACGTCGATGGTATCGACGTTTTCAACAACGCGGTTCTGGTCGCGATCTATGTTCGCCCGACCAAAACCAAATCCGGCATCTACCTGACGGACAGCTACACCGACGAGGACCGCATTCAGGGCAAAGCCGGACTTGTCGTCAAAAAAGGGCCCCGCGCTTTCATCGACGACACCGGGCAGTGGTTTGCCGACGCCGATGTCAATGAAAACGACTGGGTGATCTTCCGGCCAAGCGACGGTTGGCCGATCAATGTCAACGGGGTGCCCTGCCGCCTGATTGACGACGTTTCGATCCGGGGCAAGGTCGATCAACCTGATCGTGTATGGTGAGGACCAGATGAGCGAACAAGAGAAAGACGACGTCGTTGTTGTCGAGGAGCAGGCGCCGAAGGAAATCACGCTTGAGGAGGGCGTCGATGACCTGAAGCAGCGGCTGGCGGCGGCCGAATTGCGCGCCACCGCGGCCGAAACGGCCAGACACAAGGCCGAACTTGAGGTGCATTCGGCGCGCGGCACCGTGCAGGAGACGAACCTGCATCTGGTGACCAACGCCATCGACACGCTGCGGCAGAGCAACGAGATCGCCAAGGCCAACTACAAGGCCGCGATGCTGGCGGGCGATTACGATGCGGCCGCGACGTATCAGGAGGATATGACAAACCACGCGGCCAAGCTGTTGCAGCTCGACCAAGGCAAACAGGTGCTTGAAAACACTCCGTTGCCCGTGGCGCCGGTGCAGCGGTCGTCCGATCCAATCGAGGCGTTCGCGTCGCAGCTCTCTTCGCGGTCAGCGGAATGGGTGCGCAGGCATCCGCAGTTCGTGACCGACCCCCGGCTCAATCAAAAGATGATTGCGGCGCATAACATGGCCATGGCCGACGGGCACGTTGCCGACAGCAACGAGTATTTTGCGACTGTCGAAACTTTGCTGCAAGTAAGCACGGGCGAGGCAATGTCCGAGGCGGCGCAGCCTACGGGGCGCCGTTCGACTGCAACGGCGCCGCCCGCGGCGCCGGTAAGCCGCGATACACGCGGCGGCAATATCGTCCGTCTCACGTCCGAAGAGCGCGAGATGGCGGAAATGATGAAAATGACCCCCGAAGAGTACGCGAAGAACAAAGTCGCGCTCAAGAAGGAAGGAAGGATGCACTGATGGACACGATTGCTCAACAGCCCGCCACCCGCCGCCGCCGCATGCGCCGTCCCGAAGCGGAAACGGAAGAAGTGGTCGACACACGCCCCGCAATGCGCCCGGATTTGCGCGATGACGATTCTCGCGCGGCAGCTAAAAAGCGCGAACTCGAAATTCTCGGCCACCTCGGCGACATGGACGAGGGTGTCGACGAATTCTATGTCTCGCCGGACATGATCCCCGACGGCTGGACCTACGAGTGGAAGCGCCGCACCGTGTACGGGCAGGAAGACCCGGCATATCAGGTGGCGCTGGCACGCACGGGCTGGGAACCTGTGCCCACACGCAGGCACCCCGAAATGATGCCGGTCAACTGGAAGGGTGAAGCCATCGAACGCAAGGGCATGATCCTGATGCAGCGTCCGAAGGCAATTACCGAACGCATCGAGGCGCTGGACTTGCGCAAGGCGCGCAATCAGGTCCGCGTCAAGGAAGAGCAGCTTTCCACGACCCCGCCGGGCACGATGCAGTCCGAGTACACCGATCCGAGGTCCAAACCGAAGATCAGCAAATCCTACGAAGCCATGCCGATCCCGAAGGACGCCTAGGGACGCAGGGACGAAGCAAAAAGGGGGCCTTGCGGCCCCCTTTTCATATTGTCAATATGACATGTTGATTATAGTAGGGGGTATAGTGCAGTATGTCGCTACGCGCCCCTCGGTGTGGGCGCTTAGTTCTCTGTCCCTGCGACCCTAGCGCCCCGGCGTGTTGCTACGGTTGCTCCTTGTAAGAAGGAGTATCCGACATGGCGAACACGAACTCGCCCTTTGGTTTTCGGCAGTACTACGGCGGCTCTGGCGGCGCCCCCACTTTTGCCCAGTCCACTCGTCTGATCGCCTCGACCAACAGCACTGCGATCTATAGCGGCGATCCGGTCATGCCGGTCGTTTCCACGGCCAACGGCTACATCACGCAGGCGGCGCCGGGCACCACTACGCTCGCGGGCATCTTCCTCGGCTGCAAGTATCTCTCCACGTCGCAGAAGCGCATCGTCTGGAACAGCTACTGGACCGGCAGCGATGCCACGGGCGATGTCGAGGCATACATCGTCGACGACCCGAACGCGCAGTTCTCCGTCATGGGCAACTCGACCACGTTCAACATCACTGGCTCCCTGACCACCGTGACCAGCTCGAAGGTCGGACAGTACGCCCAGTTCGCCATCGGCACGGGCAACACCGCTTCCGGCCAGTCGGGTGCGTACCTCAATTCCGTCGCCACGACCGCAACTCTTCCGTTCATCGTGCGCGCCCTGATTGCCTCTCCTCCGGGCGCACCCGGCGCCGATCCGACAACGGCCTACAATCAGGTCATCGTCGGCTTCAACAACGAGTGGATGCGCTCGAACGGCGCTGGCCCCACTGGTATCAGCTAAGGAGTAATGACCAATGGCTGTTAATCTCTCTGCCATCAAGGACTTGCTCCTGCCGGGTCTGCGTGGTGTCGAAGGCAAGTACGAGATGATCCCGTCTCAGTACGACAAAATCTTCACCAAGCACGACTCGAAGATGGCTCTCGAACGTACTGCGGAAATGCGGTATCTCGGCCTCGCCCAGCTCAAGACCGAAGGCGGCCAGACCGCGTTCGACAACAGCGCCGGCGAACGCTACGTCTACAATCAGGAGCACACTGAAATCGCCCTTGGCTACGCGATCACTCGCAAGGCCATCGACGACAACCTGTACAAGACGCAGTTTCATCCGTCGAACCTC